TACTTTTGATAATATTAAAACTATTATTGATGAATTTGAAAATGCTATAAATGTAGCAACAGGTGCACGTAACGAATTTAAGTTTGATACTATGCATCATTTAGAAGATTTAGTATGGCTTATGCATACAAATAATGCAAAGAAAGCTGCAGACCAAATATCGTCTTTAGTTTCTCAAGGTGCTCCTGGGCATGATGAGTTAAAAGTATTGTTAGAAAGGTCAGGAATATTAAGATTAAATGATGACTTGACTATGTCTATGATTAATAGTGCAAATAAAAACAATATAGTGATAACAAAAGCAGATGGGACTATACCTGAAAATGATACTAGATATAGAAGATTATTATCAAGTGTAATAGGATTATTAGGAGCTAAAGGTCAGTATTCTAGAAGAACTACAGCAGAGCCTCAAGAAATTAAAATATCAGATGTATTAGCTTTAGAAAGCTTTTTAAAAGGCAAAGGCATGAGAACTGATGCATTTGTTATGGACCAATGGAATAATTATGTTATTGATTTTATTAATCGTAAAAACATAGAAGGTTCAGAACTTGATATGAATGACATATCTTTTATTACATCTCTTATGGATAATGAAATAGCAGGGTTAGCTGAGTTTAGTCGTGATGCAGGTCAAGGATATGTAGTTAGTAAAATACAAATTGATGAAACAATGGACCCTAGAGTTAAAGCATCAGCAGAATCTTATAATGCATATGTTGATGGTTTATTAAAAAGAGGTGAAAGTGCTAAAGGCAAAGTTGTATCTGAGGGTGAAGCTAAACAATATGTAGATCCTGACGTTATTTTTGCTGTAGATGCAGAAGTTGCAAGTAT